CGCTTATCTTCTAAATTATATTTTTTTCTAGCGTTACGAATCATTAATTCATATTCTTGTCCATCAAGATCTGAGTCTATATCAAATGTTTTTATCTCTAATTTTTGTTTTTTGAATAATTCTGATTCGTTGCATGCAGATAAAAATACATCTGCTCCAGCGTTATCAACAATCATTAAAACTATATTAAAATTTGTCATAATATAATATAAATAAGCTACGTGATTTTTAAGATTGCCTAGTCCAGAATAAGTATGCACTAGTATTCCTTGTTTTTTCTCTTCATCAAGCTCTAGAACAGCCATAGCAAAATAATCTGCATTTGGACTATCGCTCATATTAGGATCAATCCCAAGAACATATTTTTTCTTTGGATCTCCTTTTAATAGGGTATGTGGTTTTTCACCTAATTTTAAAGTACAATCTTCCATTTTTTTACCATTAAAATAACTATCGCTACCATCAGTAAATCTAGCGCAATATTCTCTTAAAAAACTACTATGACTTGCTCCACCATTTTGTGCTTCTTCAATAATGGTTTTATCTATCATTTCTTCTGGAAGAGCTTCGTAACTAATTTGACTTACAAAGTATGTGGCTTCCGTTTTTTCATTATTTGTAATTTTTTCAGACCATTCTGTATAAGTTTTATATAAATTTTCAAAAGTATAGCTTGCTGAAGAAAATGCTAACATTTTACTTGTGTTTCCAAAAACTTCTCTGTCTTCTTCTTTCATTGAGCCTTCTTGAATAAGCTTATCTTCTAGCTCTCTAACCTCCATTCTTTCTTTTATGTTCTGCGGAGCCACAAGAAAAGGCATAAGTACATTTTTAATAATTTCTTCTGGTAAAAGCAAAAACTCATCCAATACTAGAACATTTGCTCTAAATCCTCGAATTTTTTCTCCGTTTAATGGGATTGCTACGATACTTCCTCCATTAATCTGCCATTCAAATTGATCATTTCTTTTGGCTTTTGCGCCAAAGCATTGAGCCAATAACTCTGCACCTGGACTATTAACTATTTTTTCTAAATTATTGAAGATAAATCTTGCAGTTCTAAAGGTCGGGCCAGCAATCAAAATTTTTGTATTAGGTTCAAACACACATTGTAGAAAACAAAATACTGCTGCTATAAAGCTCTTACCGCATCCTCGACCAAACACACACATATTAAAATTTCTATTAAAAAAGGCTTTAAGATGTATCTCTTGATATGGCGCAAGCTTAACTCCGCTTATTAACTCTGTGGTAAAGCCTATATTTGCTCTTAAAAATTTAGCTAAAGATATCTTTGCCTCTTTATCATTTAAAAAACCTTTAAGCAATGATAATTCGGCATTAACATCTTTAATTTCCTTTATATATTTTTTTGGACATTCTATCATAAAATTTTTAAATCATAAGCTAGCTGCAAATCTATTTTTTTATAAAAGCATTTCGAACTAAAAATGGACTCTATGACTCTTTTCATTTCATTTTTACCATCTACAAAGAGAAACTGCAAATTATCATAATCTTGTATAAGCTGTCTTACGTTATGAAAGATATACTCTGGAGTTGCTTTTATTTTTTTGCTAATATGTGGCAGATATTGAAAGCTTAATGCGTTGGTTAGCTTTTCTTCAATGAGTACTACAAGATAAGCGTTATTTTCTTTTGCTTTAATTATTTCATTTTTAAATCTATCTAAATTCCCTATGCTGAGAGTACTAATAAAATCACTAAGACTTTTACGCTCAATATAACAATCACAATTATCATTAGAGCAAGAATAATCTCCAAAAGGTAGTGTTTTTATTTCAAAAGGTATATCAAATTTAAGCCAACTTTGTTCTCTGGTATCAACATATATGGTATCTTTTGTTGTTAATTTGTTTCGAAATTGGTGAGCTATATTTTTAGGATGCACAAATTTATTTTGTAAGCCTACTTCAGAGCAGAGGTCATAATAGTCATTGAAAATTTTATTATAAAAAATAACAGATGGACTCATGATGGTTCTAAGCTCTACTTGCGTAGGAGAGTATATAATATTCTTATCTGCTTTGCGTTTAACTAGCAATGACCTGCAATATTCTTGAGCTTTTTCTATTGTCTGATTTTTTAACCATTTTTTCATATTATTCTTATCATTAAAGTCGCTATTAAAATATTGTTCTTTGTTTTTAAAGTTAATTGTCTCTCCAGAGAATAAATCTTTCTTTGGGTAATAAGTATGATAGTATTTTTCTTTATTAAGACCATAGCCACGAAGAGCTAGGTGCAAACTTTTTTCGTTTTCGAAAACCTTATTATCTATTTTGCATACGACACTCATCCATTTAAAATCTCGTCTCTAGATATACCTAATATTTTACATTTTACTTCTTCCATAGATGAAAGTCTATCTATTTCTTTTTCTAAACTCTTTTTTCTAAGGTCTGCCATTTTAATTAATTTAGTTCTGTTGTCTTCTTCTTTCCACATCTGTACAAGATTAATAATCGAAGCCGTCTCCTTGACTTGCTTGCTTAATTTCTCACTTCTTTTAACTTTTAAGTCATTATTTAATTTTTGTTGTCTGTTAACGCAATCATTATATTCTTTTCTAGCTGTGTTACTAGCTTCGACTAAGGCCATAGGAATTTTACCATCATCTTGCAATGATAAATCTATTTGATTTTGCAATACGCTAATAGTTTGTTGAATACTAGAAGAAATAAGAACTTCTGTGCAAAGTACTATATATTGATCTACTTCTTCTTGAGTTAAATCGCCTTTATTGTAGGTGTATCTTACAAAACTACTCTCAAAAAGTTCGCGATCATTTTCATTATCATAAAGATTAATTTGATGTATAAATCTATGAGTGTTCATGTAGCTTATTACTGCAGTAACTTCTCTTTTTTGACCATGAGTGATTTTGCTTTTATCTATTCCGTCTAAAACATACTTATTAATTTTAGCTATCATTCTTTCTTCGCTTCTAGGTGGCTTATAGTCTCCAGTAGAGGCTTCTTCATTTTCGCTATTATTATATTTTATATTTGTAGGTATGCTTTTCATATACTCTAAAACACTTCTGCTCTCTTGACAAAGGTTTGTTAGAGTTTCGTCTTTAAATAAGATTTTTGCCATTTCTAATCCAGTCATAGCATTACAATTGTTGCTAATATATTCTTTTTGTTCATTAGACAAGTCTAATATACCTTTAGCTTCATATTCATGACTTTTTCTGGGCTTAATTTGCCTAGAAGCTAGAAATTGTTTAACTGCCTTACCTTCTTTGCTTCTACCATCCAAATCTTCTCTATCGAAAGCAAGCTTAACTAGTTCAGCTAATGAAGGTGGATCATCTGGACGATCATTCCATTCTTTTAATAAGACTAATTGCTGTTCTTCTGTTAAAATTAAAATATCTTCGCTCATACAATATCAATATCCCCGTTATAAAGATGTTTTTTAACTTTAATTAATATAGCCTTCTTTAAATTTTTAATTTGTTTATATCCAGCCGCTCTATTCTTTTCGCTAGTTCTATATCCCATTAATTTTGCTACTTGCTGATCATCTTTATGTTCCACATAGAGATATCTATATATTTTCCACTCTATAGGCTTTAATATTTTCTCCATTTTCTCATGAATATTTTCAGCTGTCTTTTCTAGATTGATAGATTCATTTCTGATTTCATGAATTTCATTTAAATGATTTTCCATGGGCAATGGAAGCTTTGTGTCGTGTGCATTTTTCTTATTTTTAAACCAATTAGCATATAGTGGGCAATTTGCGCATTGTTTTGTATAGATGGCACATCCATCTTCTGATTCAGCAGCTGCACATTTTAAGCATGGTCTTGTATAATTACTATAATTGTTTCTAATTAGGTTCTTAATTTGATTACTTATGATACGATTGACCCATGGAGCTAATGGTTTAGTTTGATTATATAAATGCCATTTTTTATTGATATGTATTCTTAATATTTGAGAGACATCACTAAAATCCATCCAAGTAATAGCTGTTAAGCTCCACTTATTTTTTCTTTTAAAAATTTCAATGTTTATTTGGTCTATGCAGTTTTCAAATTTAAGTTTTTTGTAAGGCATTTATATTAATAATCATTTTTTACGTCTACTAAAACTTTTTGGCTTTATTGCGCTGCCTTCTTTTTTAAGGGAATCTAAAAGGTCTTTTTTATTGATTTTAATCTTTTCTTTATTTTTTCTTAGTTGATTTTCTTTATCTGAAGAAGAGCCAATTATGTCTCCTATTGTTTCTGTATTACTCGGTTGTATATTAATATCAAAACTTAAACTATCAATATCTGGAATTTTATTTACTTCTGTAACTTCAGCGTAATCATCTTCGTAATCTTCTGGTTCGATGTTTGGTCTTTTAGCTCTGGTTGTCGTTGGTCTTTGCATTTGTACTGGTAAAGCTGTTTTTTGTTGTTTTTTATCACCAAGAAATGAATTTCCACAATTTGTGCAAAATTTAGGCTTATTTAGGGAATATTCAGTTGGATAACCACACTCAGAGCAATAAATTTTTAACATATATTATTATATGCTAAAAAAATGTGTTATTCTAAATATTAATTAGTACTATCAATATAATAAAATATTGAAGTATTATTTGCTGCTAT